AAAAAGTTGGCGCGGCTGCTGGCGCAGTAGCAAAAGGGGCAACTGATGCTGTAAAAGGTGCTGTTGGAGGAGTTGCTAAAGGTATAGGCGCTGTAGGTAAAGGCATTGCTGACGTTGCTAAAGGTGGTGTTGCCGGTGCTAAAGATGCAACTGCTGATCCTAAACAGGATCCTAATGCAAAAACCACTACACAACAAGAACCAAAAGCAGATGCAACTGCACAAAAACAACCAGAAGCAAATCCAGATAACAATTTACAAATTAAAGGCGGCAAGGCTAAAAAAATTCCTTCACCTGGAGAAAAACAAGTTGTAAATCAATCTATTGATTGGAGTGAAGCAACATTTATATTTGAGGATGCTGCTGTTTCTCTATCTGGCGGCCAGTTAGATAATATATTCATGGCAGCAGTAAGACAAGCAATTGCACGTGACGAAGGCGGTCAAGCAGACACAGGAACAGGAGTTGCTCCTAAAGATGCCCAGCAAGGCGGATTAAAAGGTGCTGCACAGGCAGCAGCAGGTCAATTTACTGACGCAGGTTCTACATTACCTCCGGAAATGAAAAAACAAATTGAAACTCTTCCGGCTAGAGACAAACAACAACTATTGAAGATGCTATAACATGAGATTAGAACAGATACAAAAAAGATATATTACTGAAGGATGGAACGATCCTGATATGCTATTGCTAGAACAAAAGGTAATCCAGCCTTGGGTATCTGATGTTGAAAAAATAGTTACTGAAGCAAATCTTTCAGCAGACCAAATTAAAAATTTATTTACAAACATTGAACAAGGTGCAACAGCAGCAGGTTCTAACAGAACAGCAATAGGTAAAGGTGCTGATGCTGTTGGTAACGTAGCAAGTGCAATAAACAAAAAGATTGATGACCTTGGTGCTGCTATTAAAAAAGCAGGACCAGTGCAAAATATGGATGCCAAGTTTAATGAACTTAAACAGAAAATTGGCGACAAAGATTCAAAAGTAGTAGGTGCTGTAAAAGCAGTAAGCGATTGGGCAAAAGCAAATCCAGGAAAAGCAACAGTAGCGGTTGCTATTCTAACATCAGCGGCGGCTATGGCAGGTGGACCACTTGGTGGTGCTGTAGCAGGTTTCTTGGCAAGAGCCACAAAAGATATTTTACAAGGTAAAGAACTTTCAACAGCAGTTGGTAAGTCAATCAAAACTGGTGCAGTTGGTGCTCTTGCAGGTGGAGCAATTCAAGCAGTTGGCGATCTTATTGACCCTGATATTTCGCAGGCAATTATTGCCAGTGACGGACAAACAATTGATGTTAGCGGACTAGAAGCAATGAAGGCAACTAGCCTCGAAGACGTATCACCAGAAGCAATTGAAGATCTACTTAAAACACAAAACGCACTAGAAACAGCAGCAAAAAATGTATCTGCTGAAGAGCGTGAAATTATAATGCAACAGTTTTCAGAAACATCAAAGAAAATTGGTGAACTAGGTGGCAGAGATGCACTTGCTGATTATGCAGGACTAGAAGGGCAGGATCTAGCAAGAGATACAACAACATATCAATCTACAACTACTAGCCCAGGTGCAGACGGCGAGACATTTGGTGATACTGTTGAAACTGTTCCGGCAGAAACTATTACATCTGATCAATTAAAAGACGCAGGTATCAACTTTGACACTGAACCAAACATTTCTCCTGAAGTTCAAGCGTGGGCAGAATCAAAAGGACTAGATGTAGAGCAAGTGCAAAAATTATTCCAAATGGAAAAAGCAATGGCTGATGCTAAGTTTATGGGCACAGAAATTTCTGCTAACAAAGAACTTGCTACAAATTGGACAGGAGATACTCCTACACTTGGTTCTACTACACTACCAGATGGTTCAGAAATTAAAGTTGGTGACACATTTAAATCGGAAATTAGTTCAACTGTTAGTGGAATTAAGCCACCAATTAGTTGGACTAGTGAAGTTTCTATCGAAGGTGTTGACGCAGACGGCAATCCTGTAATGGTTGTTAAAAGTGTTAGCACAATGCCTAATCACCCAATGTGGGATCAACTAGACAACGCAAATTTGTCAGATGAAGATATAGACCAATTTAGAAAGTTCTTAAGCGAATACAGTGGCGAAGCGAGTGATTCTAAAGCAGGTATTGATACAATTGTTGATACTTTTAAACAGGATCTTGCAAAAGGTATTGGTGCAGCAGCAACAGCAGTTGCAATGAGTGTAGCAATGCAAGACAAAAAAGTTGTTGCAGCAAATGCTCCTAAAGCAGAAGAAAGTAAAATTACTACAGGACAAAAACTATCAGAAGGTCAAGTGTATCTACTGTTTAAAAGATTAGAAAATGTAAACACACATATGTTAGAAAACAAATTAATGTTTGAAAGTGTGTTTGATGCAGTATCATATTATCATAGACAAAATTTAAATGAAGGTCCACTAGATGCACTAAAAGGCGCAGCAGGTAAAGTAGGCGGTGCTCTAAAAACAGGTGCTAAAGCAGTAGGCGGTGCTATCAGTGGAGCAGCAAAACAAGTTACTACAAAAGTTACAGCAGAAAAATTAATGACTGCTTGGAAGAAAGCAGGCTCACCTACAGACAGTGCAGAAGTATACAATGTTATTAAAGGACTAGGTGTTGCAGATGATGTAATCAAAGGAACATACGATTCAATGAAGATTGAAGTTCCTAAAGCAACAGATGCACCGGACGCTGATGCTGATCCGGGTGCAGCAGATGCAGAAACAAATGCAGATGCTCCTACAGATTCAACAGCAGGCGACGGTGGTTCGGACACTACTGATACAGGAGCAGCAGATGCTAATGCAGGCGGTGATACTCCAGCAGCCACTGATGATACGCAAACAGGAAATACTGCTACATCGACTACAATGAAAAAAGGCGAAAAGATTACATATAAAAACGCAAAAACCGGCGAAGAAAAAATTGGATACATTGTCGATCCTGAAAAAGGTCCAAACGGAAAAACAGACGCAGTAAGTGTTGTCAGCAATCCAAAAATGGGTGCAAATCAGGCATTTCCGATATTAAGGACTAACATTGTCAGCGACACTGAACAAACAAGCACAGATGGTGCCACAGACGCAAATACAGCGTCAACAAGCGGTGATCAAGGCGCAGATGCTACAACTACACCAACAGATCAAGTAGACGCAAATAACGACGGAAAAGACGATAAAACAGGTAATCCAATGTCCAATACCAGAGGTGATGGGCAAGGACAAGATACAGTAGCACCAGGCGGTGCAGCACCTGCGGATATAAATTCTCTAGCAGCGGAAATTAAGAAGTTAAAGCCTGAACAAATTGAAGACGCTAAAAAATTACTAGCAGCCTAGTAATAATTATACCATCCAGTTATAATATATTTGGTTTCTGTATTTGAAACACAGCCTCTATGAGTAAACCACCAATCAGCAGGCCATAAAACAGTCAAACCTTTCTCAGGTTTAATTTTAATATTTTGATGTAACCATTCAGTTTCACCACCTTCTGAAATAGTATTTAGGTATGTCATCCAAACAAGATGTCTATGAGAAAACTTTAATCCGTTTTTTTCAAAATGCCATGCATGAAATCCTTGTCCTGGTTTATACCTTTGTATATTATAACCTTCAACTATTTTCCACAGACCGTGACCCTTAGAACTGTATTCATATAAATCTTGATAATGGTTACACGCTTCGGCAAGATATTCTAAATATTTTGAAACCGGATAATCTCGACCATATTGACCAACGGCTAAATCAGTAGAGTCTTTATACTCCGGATTTTGCATATGACCATTGTCGCCTCCGGTTTTTCCTAATTCGTGTTCGTGCTCTTTTGTATTAAAAAAATCAATGAGCTCATCACAAATGTGTTGATCTATATACCAGCCAGCGATGCCGCAATTTGTTTTGTTAATATCATGTTGTTGCATTAGAAAAACGGTAACTTTGTAGTTTTAGTGGTTTCTAGATTTTCTTTTATTATTTCTTGAATAATTTCTCTTTCTTCAAAACCAAGATTCATACCTTCACTGTAAGAAAGGCCTCTCATATACCAGCACATCTTTAGGACTTCTTTTTTAATTTCCCTTGCCTCTTTGTCTAATTTCTTGACTTCTTGCAAGATCTCCGGCAAAGGTGTAGTTAAGATCTTGCGTTGAAAAAATTTGCTTGATCCATTGTGATTGCTATATCAAATACATGATTGCATTTATCACACTTAGCACCTTTGATTTTAAGATCTAACTTTTCTTTCATTGCCTGAAGTTGATCGTTAACAGTATCAAAAATTTCTTTAGGCGCATTATTGATAAAGTTTTTTATTTTTTCTCTATCGCTTTCAGAACCTTGCGGAGTATCAATTTTACTTACTGCATCTGCAAGCATTTGAACAGTAAGGTCTGTAAGTTTTACAAAACTTGCACCAAATCTTTCTAGTCTTTCTTCATCATCCATGTTTTCTGCATTTACGATGTTAAAGATTCTTTCTTGTTCAATTCTTGACAACGCTCTTTTTGTTGCTTCTTTGTAAGTAAACGGACGTAGATGGAAGACTAAATCACCCACTGCAAAATTTTCGGTATAGGAGAATTGTGAGAGTTCGTCTAAAAATTTTGTAAGTTCATAACCATAACGCTGTTCTTCTTTACAACTAGGACAATTTGTGTCTACATCCATAGTTTGGCCATAGGTTGCAATTCTAATAGCAACTAGAATAGCATCAACATCAATTGAAGGAATCTTCCAAGCATCTTTTATAGAAGGAATACAACTTTGTATAACTTCAACAGTGCCTTGTCCTGTTAGTAATGCATCTGGTGTTTTAAACATCAGTTCATCTTTTGCTGTCATTGAGTAGACAGGATACTTGCCGTCCTCGCTCACATCTAGCGAGCCTGGTGCATACCATTTTCCGCCACTTGGCAGACTCATATAAATTTTAGGTTGTCTATAATATGCCTCTAATACATTGGTAGGTGAAGCAGGTTGCTGTGGCTGTCCGCTTATATCTACCTTAGGCATTTCCATTTTTTCGTCCATATTTTTCTCCGATAAATACTTTATTATAAAAGCAATTTTGCATTAGTATTTATATGCGTATATTTCTGGGGAAAAATAATTAATGGCTGACGTTACTGGACAATTTGGACAAGAGGACATTCAACTTAATAATGCCGCTACCGAAGCCACATTAAAACAATTATTGGCTGCAATGAAGGTTGTAGCAGCCAAATCTGCCAAAGAATTTAAAAATCAAGACGAATTTGATAAAGCATTAAAAGATTTAGCCGATAAATCGCAAAAAGCAGCCGCAGGCGGCAAAAAATTTGAAGAATCAAACGTTAGAGCCTATAAAAGATTAGACGAGACAGCAGATGCAGTAGAAGATTTAGGCGATGCTAGTGAAACAGCAGCATCTAGATTGCAGGGTATGGCTGGTGTCTTGCGAAAAGTTGCTGGTGGTGCACTTGCAGTTCTCAAAGCAACTAGCCAAGCAGCAACATCCATTTCAACAATGGACGGGTCAATAAGCGGTGCTGTTGATGCACTAGGACAATTACCAGGCGGATTAGGCGACACAATCAAAGCAGTATATGGACCAACTGCTGCAAGTTTAGATAGAACAAATAAAGCATTCCAAGAAGCATCGGCTGTTGGTGCAAACTTTGGAGGTAATTTAAACAACCTTGTAAAAGACTCAGCACAGATGGGTCTAAAAATGGAGCAGTTGACAGGAATCATTGGTAAAAACAGTGAATCCTTAATGCTACTTGGCGGCGATACCGCAACAGGTGCAAGAAGACTTTCTGAATTTGGTAAACAAATTCGCAAAAGTCCTGTGTTTGCCGATCTTAATAGATTAGGTTTTGGAACAGAAGCCATTAACGAAGGTTTCTTAAATTACACCAAAATGCTTGCCAAGAATGGTAGACTGCAAGGACAGACAGATCAACAACTAAGACAAGGCACTGCACAATATTTAGAAAACCTTGATGCTGTTTCAAAACTAACTGGTAAAACTAAAGAATCCTTACAAGAAGAAGAAAACGCTAGACAGAGTGAAGCCAAGTATCGTTTGATGATGGCAAAACTTGCGCCTGAAGAACAAGCGCAAATGAAAAAACTTATGGATGCGGTGCCTGCAGAACACCAAAAAGGTATTAGAGAAATTATAGCAACAGGAACAGCAAGGGGTAAAGAAGCCAAGGCTGTAATGGCACTATTACCAGAAGTAGGTGCAGAAGCACAGAAAGTATTCCAGAACATACAATCAGGCGCAGGTATTGGTGATCAGTTTGCAGATGATTTCTACAAATTATATGACACACAAGTAAAAGCATTTGCAGATAGTGGACTAGCAGAAACACTAGGTTTATACGGCGATGAAGTTTATAATGCATTTGTTGTAGAAGCACTAGATGTTAAAGCACGTCAAAAAACACTAGGTGAAATTTCAGAAGAAATACAAAAACAAAAAGACAAAATTAAAACTCAAACCGAAGAAGGGTTTGTTGATCCCGCAAAAGTTGTAGAGCTTCAAAATAAACTCAATGAAGGTGCAATGGCTATAACAGAAAAATTAAATTCTATAGACATAACACCTTTAGAAAATATTATCGAAACAACATTACCACAGGCAGTTGACAAACTACCAATGATTTTATCAACAGCATCAGATAATTTTGGAAAAGTTGCAGGAGCAATTGCAGGAATGAATGCAGCAGCATTTGCAGCAGAACTAGCACTTATGGCTCTAGCAGCAACTTCAGGTGCAGCCGCAGCAGCTCAAGGACTTAAAGGTGCAGGAAAACTTTTAGGAAAATCTGCTAAAGCAACAGGAAATTTAGCAGCAAAAGCAGCACCTAAAACAGCAGCAAAAGTTGCAGGCAGTAAAGGTGTTGGCGGCGCAGTTGCCAAAGGGTTAGGAAAAGCAGCAAGATTTATTCCTGGAGTAGGTGCTGTTATTATGGGAGGCATGGCAGCAGCAGAAGGTGTATCTGCTGCAATGAACGCTGAAGATTATTTAGGTTTAGACGAAGGCGAAGCAGCAACAGCAGGAGAACGTATATCTGCAGGAGTTGGCGGTATTGTCGATAGTTTAACTTTTGGATTAGTAGAAGGTGAAGGAGTTGCAAAAGGACTAGTAGATTTCTTCGGTGCAGGAACAAACACTGTTGACGAATATAAAGCAAAAATCGAAGAAGAAAAAGCCAGAATGGAACGTAGTATGGCTGGCGAAAACGAGTATTGGGGTCCAGAAGCGGCTGGTATTGCAGACTCTAAAAAGAAAATTGCCGAAATGGAAGCCGAAATTCTTAAAATAGAAAAGGCTAATGCAGAAAAGAAAGCAAACGCTGCTAATGATAGTAAAATTACTACTAAAGAATTTGATACAGGAACACTAGGCAAAATGGGCAGCCTGTTTGCCGACTTTGGCTCTGGAACACCTGCGACACTACACGGACTAGAAGCAGTTGTTACACCAGGCCAAATGAACGATATTGTAAGCGCAGCAATAGGCGGAACAATGCAATCGCTTGTTGCAACAACAGCACAAGCAGGATTATCTGATAGCGATGCTACTAAACAAGTAGAAGCAGTTGCCAAAAAAGTTACTGAAGCAACTCAAAATGTTTCAAGCGAAGCCACAAATACAAAAACTAATCCTATGGAAGAGTTAAATAATGCTGTGCAAGAATTAGTAAATTTAACAAGAATGCAAACAACGTTAGCAACCAAGCAGTTAAGAGCAACTAACGGACTTAGCCAAGATGCATTCAAAATATAATTGGAATAAAAAATGAGTTGGAAAAAATATTTTACACCAGTAAATGCAGATAATACCGGCGGCAACTTTAGTCCAGTAAGTGGAGGAGGACGTCCCGGACCTGCTCGTTCAAATTATTCATCTTATCTACCTGATGTATATGCAGGTGCTCCAAATAGAATTGAAAGATACATGCAGTATGATACAATGGACATGGATTCAGAAGTAAACGCTGCACTAGATATTATTGCAGAATTTTGCACAGGCAAAGACAAAGAAAATTCTACTCCATTTCAAATGGACTTTAGAGATGCACCAACACAAACTGAAACTAAATTATTAAAAGAAGCATTACAAAAATGGTGTAAGCAACAGCAATTTCCAAATAGAATTTTTAGAATAGTAAGGAATACATTTAAGTATGGTGACTGTTTTTTTGTTAGAGACCCTGAAACTAAAAAACTTTTATATGTGGATCAGGCAAAAGTCTCAAAAATTATTGTTAACGAATCCGAAGGAAAGATTCCCGAGCAGTATGTTATAAGAGATATTAATTTTAATTTTAAAAATCTTGTAGCAACTACACCACACGGAACAACAAACACAAGTCCAAGTGGAACATCATCATATACAAGTGGTGGTGGTTTTGGTAGAGGTATGGTAGGAACTGCTGCACAACCTCCAGGAACAAGATTTCAAAATGCACAAAATGAAGTTGCAATTGATGCAAAAAATGTTATGCACATTAGTTTGTCAGAAGGTTTAGACAACAATTATCCATTTGGTAATTCATTACTTGAAAGTGTGTTTAAAGTTTACAAGCAAAAAGAATTGCTAGAAGATGCAATTATCATTTACAGAATTCAACGTGCACCAGAAAGAAGAATTTTTTATGTTGATGTAGGTAACATGCCTGCACACATGGCAATGAGTTTTGTTGAAAAAGTTAAAAATGAAATACAGCAAAGACGTATTCCTAGTTCAACAGGAGGAGGAACTAGTGTAATTGATGCAAGTTATAATCCACTTTCGACAAACGAAGATTACTTCTTCCCACAAACTGCTGAAGGTAGAGGTTCTAAAGTTGAAACACTACCGGGTGGAACTAACCTAGGTGAAATTACCGATCTACGTTATTTTACAAACAAATTATTCCGTGCATTAAGAATTCCTGCTTCTTACTTGCCAACAGCAATTGACGAACAACCTAATACTGTTGCAGATGGTAAAGTTGGCACAGCATACATTCAAGAATTAAGGTTTAACAAATACTGCGAAAGATTACAAAGTAACATTGTTGAGTCTTTTGACTTAGAATTTAAGTTATGGTTAGATGCAAATGGATACAATATAGATCCAAGTCTATTTGAACTTAAATTTTTACCTCCACAAAACTTTGCAGCATATAGACAAGCAGAACTTGATACTACTCGTGCTAATTTATTTGGAGCACTTGGACAAGTTCCACATCTATCAAAACGTTTTGCTATGAAACGTTATCTTGGTTTATCAGAAGAAGAAATCAAAGAAAACGAAAGACTGTGGAAAGAAGAAAATGCAGACAATTTAACTTCTCCATCAACAGATGCAGCAGGTGAATTGAGAAGTGCAGGAATAACACCTAGCAACATGGAAGCAGATGCTGCTACCCAAGATGCAGAAGTTCCAGCAGACGCAGCCGCAGCGGCTGAACAGCCAGATGCAGGAGGTGCTGAAGCGGCAGAAACGCCTGCTCAGTAATAAATACAGTATGCTTTTAAAAGAATTTTTATATTTTAATGATGACACAAATGACTTTGCCGTTGATCGAAGATACAACAACAGCAATGACACGTCTGTTGTTGATTATAAAGATACAAGAAAAGTAAAGTTAACTCTCCGAGAAATTAATCAACTGAGAATCCAAGCAGAAGCACACGAAGCAGAGCACCAAAGTGAACTAGGTTTTATTAAGCAAATGTATGGAACTACAGTTGAGCAAGAAGAATAAAAACAAGTATACAGATACAGCGTTTGTGCTAGGCAACGGAAAAAGTCGCCTATGTGTAGACATGCCTAAATTGTTACCTCTTGGAACAGTCTATGGTTGTAACGCTCAATACAGAGAATTTGATCCACATTACCTTGTTGCAGTTGATGTAAAAATGGTAAACGAGCTCGTAGACTCTGGTTATGTTACAAAAGGCACAGTATGGACAAATCCTAATAGAGGTGTCAAAAACAAAACCCATGTAAATTTCTTTAACCCACATAAGGGCTGGTCAAGTGGACCTACAGCATTATGGTTTGCAGCATCGCAAGGACATAAAAGCATATATATTTTTGGTTTCGATTATCAAGGTTTACACGGTAAATTTAACAATGTTTATGCAGATACGCACAACTATAAAAAAAGCAGCGATTCTGCTACGTTTTTTGGTAACTGGTTATCTCAGACAGAAAAAGTAATAAAAGAGTTCAAACACACTAAATTTTACAGGATTATAGGGCATGGAGCAATGATTCCTGACAAATTAGGCCCGCAATACAGCAATTTAAAACACATTTCCTTTGAAGATTTTAACGAAACCTTCGAGGGCACTATATATCCAAACAAAATGAGTCAAAAAACTACCATTTAACCCGGTTTTTATAAGTAAAATGTAAATACATTACGAACAGCCTTACCAATTATAAAGGAGAATACAAAATGGCCGACAAAACTACACTAGAACAAATGCTTGAGCATTTAGTAAATGACGAAACTGCAAAAGCAGAAGAGTTATTCCACGAATATGTGGTAACAAAATCAAGAGAAATTTACGAAAACCTTATTGAAGAAGAAGTAAAAGACGAGGAAGTTGACGAAGCATCTGAAGAAAAAGATGAAGATAAAGTTGACGAAGCGTCTAAAGACGAAGATAAGGAAGAAGATAAAGTTGACGAAGCATCAGACGAATCATCAGATGACGAAGAAGTTAAAGAAGATTCAAAAGATGAAGAAGTTGACGAAGAATTTGAAGAAGTTGCTGTAGAAGCAGACGACGAAATGGACATGGGTGGCGATGCTACTGATGATCTTGAATCAGATTTAGAAGGCGGAGACGAAGAAGGTGAAAAAGAACCTGAAGAGTTATTCCAAGATTTAGATTCAATTGTTGACGAACTACAAGCAAAATTCGACGAAATCAAAGGCGAAGAAGGTGATGACGCTGGAGAAGAAATGGGCGACGAAGAAGAAAAAGAAGAAATGTTTGCTCCAGAATCTTCAGAAGAAGCAGTTGCTGAGCCAAAAGACGAATTAGAAACAATGCGCGAATATGTTGAAAAAGTAGCAGGCGGACACGGTGCTGAAACAAAAGGCTCTGCAGAAGGTGCTGACAACAAGAAAAGCGTAGTTGACAATATGAAGAATGACATGGGTGGAACAAGTGCAAACATCGTAGCAGGTGGCGAAGAGTCAGGCAAAAATGACGGTGGTTTAGCAGATATTACACCTAAAGAAGATAATGCAGGAAACGTAAACGTTCCAGGTGCTAAAGGCGCAACTAAGATGTCCCCAGAAAAAGGACATGGTGCTGAGAAGAAAGGCGCTGCTGAGAACGCTGATAACAAGCAATCAATTTTCCGTGGTCGTAGATAATAGAGGAGACTAAGGTTGAAAACTAACCTACAAGAACATCTGAGCTTCGATCAGGCTAAAATCGTCCTTGAGCGTGATGAAGGCGAAGGTAAAACATTACATTTGAGTGGCATCTGCATTCAAGGTGACATTCGTAATGCTAACCAGCGTGTTTATTCTTCAAAAGAAATTGATAGGGCTGTCAAGACGCTCAACGAACAGATTTCTGGGGGGTATTCAGTGCTAGGTGAAGTTGATCATCCTCAAGATTTACGCATCAACCTCGACCGTGTATCACACATGATTACAAAAATGTGGATGGATGGTCCTAACGGCTACGGAAAACTTAAAATGCTTCCAACTCCAATGGGTCAATTAGTAACGACCATGTTGGAGTCGGGAGTAAAATTAGGAGTTTCTAGTCGCGGTTCAGGCGAAGTTGATCCAGGTGGTAATGTTCAAGGATTTGAAATTATTACAGTGGATGTGGTAGCACAACCAAGTGCGCCAGGCGCCTATCCAACACCAGTTTATGAGCACCTTATGAATAATAAAGGTGGTTACCAGGCATTTAAAGTAGCACAAGAAGTCCAAGGCGACGCACAGGCACAACGTTATATAGCAGAGAGCTTGAAAAATTTAATTCAAGGTCTTAAATCTTAAGGAGAATATCACATGCTAGACTTTGTAAAACAATTGTTTGAAAACAATGTGATTTCCGAAGAAACTAAGTCGGAGATTGAATCCGCTTGGGAAACTGCCGTTCAAGAAAACCGTGATGAAGTCTCTACACAATTACGTGAAGAATTCGCGAAGAAATATGATCATGATAAGACCGCAATGGTTGAAGCAGTAGAAAAGATGCTTTCAGACAGAATTACTGCTGAGCTATCTGAATTTGCTGAAGACCGCCAAGGACTTATTGAAGCAAGAGCAAAGTATGCAAGTAAAATGCAAAAAGATTCTAAAGCAATGGAATCATTTGTGCTTAATAACTTGAAGAAAGAGCTTGCTGAACTACGCGAAGATCGTAAAAATGTAGCAGGTAACGTTGCTAAACTTGAGTCTTTTATTGTGAATTCATTGGCGAAAGAAATCGCAGAATTCCATGCTGATAAGAAAGACTTAGCAGAAACAAAAGTTAAACTTGTTAGAGATAGCAAGGCTAAATTTGAATCTGTTAAGAAAGACTTTATCAAGAAGGCATCTGATGCAGTTCAGGAAACAGTATCGAAAGGTATTAAATCTGAAATGACTCAGTTAAAAGAAGATATCGAGGAAGCACGTAGAAATGATTTTGGTCGCAGAATTTTTGAAAGTTTTGCAAGCGAATACGCAACTAGCCATCTTAATGAAAAATCTGAAACAGCAAAACTTCTTAAAGTTGTAAAACAAAAAGAAGAAGCAGTGAAAGAAGCAGAAGCCAAAGCGGCTGAAGCAGAGAAGTTAGTTGAAAGCAAAGAGACTGAAATTGCTCGCATGAATGACTCCGCGCAAAGAAAAGAAGTAATGTCAGAATTGATGTCACCTCTTTCTAAAGATAAACGCGAAGTTATGAGCGAACTTTTAGAATCTGTGCAGACAGATAAATTACACGCAACCTTTGACAAGTATATTTCAGCCGTAATGGAAGGAAATATGCCTAAGAAAGAAAAGGTGGCGTTGACAGAAGGCAAAGAAGTAACAGGCGATAAAACACAGGCACAAGTAAGCGGTTCGGAGCAAAAGACCGCTGAGATTTTTGACATCCGCAGACTTGCGGGACTAAAAGTTTAAGGAGAACAACAATGTCACAACTATTAGAAAGTCGCTGGTCAGAAACCAAAGATGCCCTTTTAGAAGGTCTTCAAGGTAACAAGCGTTCTGTTATGGCAGCAACTCTCGAAAATACCCGTAAGTATTTGTCAGAGTCTGCAACAGCAGGTGCTACTTCTGCCGGCAACGTCGCAACATTAAATCGTGTGATCCTTCCAGTGATCAGACGTGTTATGCCAACTGTCATTGCAAATGAATTAGTTGGTGTGCAACCAATGACTGGACCAGTAGGGCAAATTCATACTCTACGTGTTAGATACGCAGATGCATTCACAAGTGCATCAGGAACTGGCGCAGTAGCAGGTGAAGAAGCACTATCCCCATTCAAGATTGCTGAAGGTTACTCAGGTAACGATGATATCAAAGCAGGTTCAACTGCTTCGTTAGAAGGTGAGGCTGGAAACAGACTTTCAATTCAGATCTTGAAACAAACCGTTGAAGCGAAAACTCGTAAATTGAGTGCTCGTTGGACGTTTGAAGCAGCTCAAGATGCACAAGCTCAACAGGGCATTGACATCGAGGCTGAAGTAATGGCTGCGTTAGCGCAGGAAATTACTGCTGAAATCGACCAAGAAGTTATTACTTCATTGAACACTCTTGCAGGAACTGCGTTGACTTATGATCAAGCAGCAGTATCAGGAACTGCAACATTCGTTGGTGATGAACATGCTGCTTTAGCAGTTCAAATCAATCGTGTTGCTAACTTGATTGCACAGAGAACAAGAAGAGGCGCAGGTAACTGGGCTGTTGTTTCACCAACAGTATTAACTCTGTTACAATCTGCTACTACTTCTGCGTTCGCTAGAACAACTGAAGGCACTTTTGAAGCACCAACAAACACTAAGTTCGTTGGAACACTAAACAGTGCAATGAAAGTTTACGTAAACGGTTATGCAACAACTGATGATGTCCTAATTGGATACAAAGGCTCAAGCGAGTCAGATGCAGCGGCATTCTACTGCCCATACATCCCGCTAATGTCTTCAGGTGTTGTTCTTGATCCAGGCACTTTCGAACCAGTAGTTTCGTTCATGACTAGATATGGATATGTAGAGTTAACAAACACTGCATCTTCACTAGGTAATGCAGCAGACTACCTAGGTAAAGTTGGTGTAACATCAGCAAACCTACGTTTTGCGTAAGTAAAACTTACATTACGTATATTAAAAAGGGCGGCTTTATGTCGCCCTTTTTTTTGACTTGACAAAACAGTGTTTTGAGTGTTAAATATACATATGCTCGAAATTGAAAGCCATAAAGATTTTGACAAGTTAAGAATTCAATTGCAAAAGTGGCGTAAACGTTTTCCTATGTTTAGTCATGATGTAAGACGTATATCAGATTCAATTGATATTCATATGAAGAATTATATGGATCATCTCATCAAATACAAACAGACTAAAAGTCCTCACGCCATAGATAACGCACAACTAGAAATAGACAAGATAAACTCTTTGCTATCTACTATTAGTAAAGTAGAGCTAATGGCTTTATTATCTAAAAGATAAATACTTGTGTCAGATAGCGAGCCGCAAGGCGGACTTATGCTGTTTACCCACAGCGTAGCGGATAGAACCCGCATAGGACTACTTAGATAGGAGAAAACAAATGGGAAGACCACTTAATAAAAGATTTTTCGCAGTAGCAGGAACAGGTCCTACAGCAGGCGGAAACGAAATCAAGGTAAACTTTCATAACGGCTCAGCAGTTAAAGAAGGTTATATTGTAAAACAAAAAGGCTCAAAGAAGTTTGTTTGTGAAGAAATTGAAACAGCAGGTGAATTTACTTGTGTTTTAAAAACAGGTGTATTACCTGCGGCGTTAACAGCAGGTGAAATGTCTATTTCTTTTAAAATGGACGACGGTGAAACTTATGGCGTAAGCAAAATTTCTGCAAAAAAAGCAACACTAGTAGCACCAAGTGCAACTGGTTCTAATGCATATGACGGATTGTCAGTGCCGTGGAACTTTAGCACATCTACTTCAGATGGTGCAGCAGAAGTTGAAGAGGCTGGTGATGATAACACATTAGTTGGCACAGACGATACAGACTTCACTGACGACGCTTAAGGATAACTGAGGATGGAACCACCAATTAATGTATTTTGGGATTTTTTAAAAAACCTAAAAGACTTGGTTGTTTCAGTTAAAATTGAAAGTGCTAAGGCGTGCGATAAAGGTAACGTCTTAGCACAACTTTCAAACTCAGAATTTAAGGTAGAGGATAATGAAGGCAACATAGGCATTTGTAAACTTGTAGAAAAAAATATAAGTGAACTTGAAGATAATGAAATGTCATTATCAGCATTAGTTCTAAAATCATATGTTTGGATTTTTATTAAAGAAATTATTGACAACGTAATGAAAGATTTTGAGAATAGATATTATAATTGGGAAGTTGATGATGATTCATCCAGACGTATAGTATTACTAAAGGGAATATAGATGGCACAATTTTTACAATCAAATGGTGATTACACAGTTAAGACTCAGTCAGGTGGAACTATTAAACTTGACGTTGGGCCTCCTACGGCTGGCGGACAAGTTATTATCACTGCTAATTTGATTGTTGAAGGTGATACGCTAACTGTCGAAGCAGAAAATTTAAATGTTAAAGACAACATTATTGAATTAAACTACGGCGAAACAGGAGCAGGTGTATCTTTACGTTATTCTGGATTACAGGTAGATAGAGGCACTGAGTTACCTGCTTCGTTATTTTATGACGAAAATGACGATTCTTTTAATATTGCATTTGGATCTCCGTCAGGAACATTTAATTACGCAAATACAACATTAAGAGTTTCTAAAATTACAACTGATACTGCTGCACCCGATCTTACTTTGATTGGCTACGGCGATGGAGTAGTAACGGTAACAGGAACAAATAACTATGAAACTTTTGTTACCGACGATGACGATATTCCAAACAAAAAATATGTTGATGATGCAATTAGAGATAATCCTACTTTCCAAATTATTGATGAAAACACAAGGGTAATTGTTACTGACAAAGAAGTAACAGGTTCTCTACAATACCTAATTGATAATACAGGGTATTCAACATTTGGAGAAAGTGCTGTAAGTGTTGTAATTGATGGAAATCTAAATACTCAGTTTTACGGTAATAGAACAATAATCCAAGGTTTAGAATTTAATAATAATGAAATTATTAATGACGATACTAATGGTAATATTTTCTTAAGAACACAAGGCACAGGTAAGGTTCAAACAAACTATGGTATTGAACTAGAACAAATAAGCGTAGATCCGGCATATGTAAGTCAATCTACGATATTATATGCAAAGAATCCTGCTATTGGTGATACTGGTGTTTTTTACAGAAATACAAATAATGATACAGATGAATTGATAAGTAAAAACAAAGCATTACTTTTCAGTATGATTTTTTAGGAAAAAGAGATGATAAACAGTGAACAACTTACAAGCACTAGTATAACAAAAGTATTTACTGCTTCTACTACAGGAGCAGCAATAGGTGGTGGAGTTACTGCGCAAGACAGAGCAGTAACAAACATTATTCTTTGTAACACAGGTGCTGTAACAATTACTGATGAAACAGTAAACAGAACAGAAGTTGACATTTATCTTGTTAAAAGTGGAACAACACCGGTTGTTGGAAATCAAATTGTTTCTAACCTTGCAATACCTGCAGGCGAAACAGTTTTTTTCAGTGATGAAAAAATTATTTTAGACGGCGGTGATGAAATTCATGTTAAAGCAGATGATGCAAACTTAGTAACTGTTACTGTAAGTTCATTAGCAGTATAGGAAATATAGATGAAATTTTTAAAAGCACAAAATACATCTCGTTATAGCCCGAATGATAATACCATTCGTGTAAACACATATGGTAGAGCTGTTATGGATTTTAATGGCGGTGTGTTACTGCCAAAAGGGTCAACTGCACAAAGACCACAATTAACAAGTGTAAGACAACCAACAGATGCAAACGGCACAATTAGATATAATACTGATACAAACGAATTAGAAGGATATATTGGCGGCAATTGGGAAACAATTAGAGCTCCAGGTGCTAGTGCTATCAGCATAGAAACATTTGGACCAGGAGATGCTACAGAAACAGTGTTTGGTCCTTTAGCAAATATTCCTGCTAGTGCAAACAATGTTATTGTGCTTGTAGAAAATGTCATGCAAATTCCTACAACAAACTTTACATTAGAACAAAGTTCAAGTGGAAGTTTAGCAGGACCCAATGCTCCATATGCAGATGGCTGGTATTTAAAATTTACTTCTGCTGTGCCATTGTCAAAAAATGTAACAGTATTTTTTGGATTTGCAAACTAGGAGGTAACAGATGGCTCAGTTAGGGCGAATCGGTGGTCATCTTTTAAATCAAAACTTAAATAGAAACGGTGTAGATTTAAAATTTTCTAATACTACATTTGATTCTGAATCTCTCCTATATATCGATGTTAACAATGGACGAATAGGTGTAAAAACCGATACTCCTGTTTACGATTTAGATGTAGACAATGATATAAGAACAACAGATTTAATTGCAGACTCGACAGCAAAAATAGATAACCTACTTCCTAAATCAAATAGTGTATTCACAACAACAGTCGGAC